CGACCCGCTCAAGGCCGAGGGCACCCGCATCCGGATCACCGAGCTAGATCCGGCGCAGTACTTCCCGATTGTTGACCCGGTTGATGAAGAGCGCGTGATCGGCTGCTACATCGTGAACATCGTCCTTGCTGACGATGGCACGACGCAGATCGCACAGCGACTCATGTACCGGCGCGTGATGGATGAGGAGGATGCGGCTGCGTTCGGCTCGCCGATCGGAACCGTCGCGGTGCAGATGGGCTTCTATGCCCTCGCCAAGTGGGATGACCGCTACCCGCTGACCGAGGAGGATCTGGAGGGTGCGGAGGTCCCGACGCGCCTAGACACACCCGGCAACCAACTCCTCATGGCCGGGATGCCACTGCCGAGCCAGATCACGGCGATCCCCGTGTATCACTTCCGCAACCGGCGCGGCGGCGCACCGGGCGTGTTCGGCGTGTCGGAGATCCAGGGCGTTGAGACAGTCCTCGGCGGCATGACGACCACGATGAGTGACCAGGACCTCGCGCTAGCGTTGCAGAGCCTGGGCGTCTACTGGACCGACAGTGCGCCTCCTGTTGACGCTAACGGGGTGACGCAGGACTGGGTTATCAGTCCGGCCGGGATGGTCGAGCTACAGGATGGCAAGAAGTTCGGTCGGGTTGAAGGCGTTACGACGGTGGAGCCTGGACTCGGGCACTACGGCGCGCTGCGGAGCGCGGCGCTGGAGACGACTGGCACGCCCGAGGTAGCGGTTGGGACGATTGAGGTCACAGCTGCTGAGTCCGGGATCGCGCTGGCCATCCGGTTCGCTCCGCTGACCTCCAAGAACAGCGAAAAGCAGACCGAGCTAGGCGGCAAGCTCGACCAGTTCATGCATGACCTCATCCACGGCTGGATCCCAGCGTATGAGGGGCTGACGCCGGATGAGCGGCTGGAGGCTGTGTCCTCCTTCGGGCCGATGCTCCCGTTGAACCGCAAGGAGGTAGTGGCCGAGGTCACGGCGCTAGTCCAGGCAGGGCTGGTGTCTCGGGAGTGGGCGCTGAGCTACCTCGCCAAGACGCTGGGGCTCAACTTCCCGGACGACATGCTCCAGCAGATCCTTGACGAGCAGGCTGCTGCCCTTGACGTGGTTGGCGGACGGCTCGACACCGAGGCCGCGCCTCCGGAGGCGTAATGCCAGCTACGGCTCCTGACCCGCAAGAGTGGATCCGCGCCTATGCGGGGGTCCAGAAGCTTGCTGACCATCAGCTGCTGGGCGTCCTGCTAGAGGCACAGAAGGATCTGGACGCTCAGATCAAGCGCATCCTGGCGCGTAGCAAGGGAAGCATCAGCGACTTCGTGCGGGTCAGCCAGCTGCGGGAGATCCGCAAGGAGATGCTTCGGCAGCAGGTCAAGGTGTTCGGACGGATCGGCGATGTCATCAGCCAGGGCCGCGCGCGAGCCGCTCTGGCCGCCGACCATCTCAGCGCGCGGCTCGACGCGGCGTTGTTCGGGATGGTGGGCGACTCGGCGACGGCTAAGGCTCTCGCGGACAGCCTTGAGCAGAGTCTACTCAGGACGATCGACGTGGCGACGGCGCGCATCACGCAGTCCTCGATCCCGCTCAGCCAGAGGATCTATAACAACACGGTCCGGACGGGCGGGCAGATCGACCGGATGATCAACAGCGCTCTGGCACGGGGCTTGAGCGCGCGGGAGTTCGCGGCGGAGGCTTTGAACTTCTTTGACCCCAGCACGCCGGGCGGGATGCGGTACGCGGCGATGCGACTGGCGCGGACCGAGATCAACAATGCGTTCCACGCTATGTCGGTTGAGGCCGCTGACAAGCCCTGGGTGCTCGGGATGCGCTGGAACCTCTCGCGCTCCCACCCAAAGGCAGACGACTGCGACACCCTCGCTCACGACGACCAGTTCAAGATGGGGCCTGGAGTGTTCCCGGTCCGGGACGTACCCCGCAAGCCGCACCCGCAGTGCCTGTGCTACGCAACCCCTGTAGTCGTTGACGATGACGCGTTCATCGATGGGCTATTTGCTGGGAAGTATGACAATTACCTCGGTGGTCACGGCGCGCTGCCCGGTCAGAGGATCGGCCCGAGCCTGCCCGGCGCTGGGCGGGTCACCGCATCCGCTCCGCTCCGGCTCCTCGGTCCAACACCCGCACAGATCCGCGCGCAGACCGTACGGACGGCCAAGGAGCACGCCAAGACCATAAACCTGATGGCATCCGGCAAGGCCCGGACCGCAGCGGGGCGCGAGCTACGGACGCAGGCCACCAAGACGCCGTATACGATGATGAAGCTGAACAGAGTCCGTGGCGAGGGCTCCTCCACGATGTATGGCAGGGAGTTCATCAACTCCCAGGGAGAGAACACGCTCGCCTACTACCGGTTGGCAGAGCGCGACATCAGCATCAGTCCTGGGCACTTCGATGACCTGGACAGGATGACGGCGCTGTCGCGGAAAGACCACGGCTCTGGATGGCACTCGCACTCCGACCGGCCGGGGCTAGAGGCGACGGTGGCACACGAGTATGGCCACCACGTCAACTTCCGGTTCAACGATGGATTCGGGAACTACACGGTTGACCAAGCCGAGCGCATCTTCAGTGTGGTGGCGAAGGAGCTTGGGCTGCGCAAGCCGGTCATCACCAAGGGACGGCACAGGGATATCGGGCTGACTTGGACCGAGGCCGATGCCTGGGTGGCCCAGAACAAGACCGTCATTGAGTTCAGCGTCTCCAAGTACGGCGCGCACTCGCAGGCGGAGATGTTCGCTGAGATCTGGTCGGAGTACACAACATCAGGTCGCCCGCGACCCTGGATCCTCAAGATAGGCAGGGTTATGCAGCGGATGGCCGAGGAGGCAACAAGACCATGACAAGCCGACGCCCAGTGCAATGCCTGGCATGTGAGCGCCTACAGGGCGAGCCGAGGCCTGCCACCGCGATCGACCCCGGAGGGCGAACTGTCCGGACGTGCGATGCGTTCCCTGCCGGAATCCCTATGGCTATTGGCCTTGAGGGTGCGGACCACCGTAAGCCGTTTACCGGGGACGGTGGACTACAGTTCAGGCAGAGGCCAACCGAGGAGGCACGGAAGGCATTCGAGGATTGGCTTGCCAGCTGATTCGACTTCCAGCGTACAGAGGAACTATCATCCGGAGGCAGCAAGATGACGGCACCACTCGACCCCGGCGCACAGAGCGGCGCTGGAGACACCGGACAGAGCGCCGGTGCAGGGGCGGATACGAGCAACGGCGCGGCGGGCACACAGAGCGGTGCCAACGGCCAGCAGGGCCAAGCGGACGCACAGAGCGGCGCTCCGGCGACTCCGACACCGGTTCACACGGCCGAGGAGATGGCGGCCCAGCAGGCGAGGACGCGCGCTTCAGATCTGCGGGCAGGACAGTTGGAGCAGCAGCTGCGAGAGATCCGTGACAAGGACCTCCCGGAGATGGACAAGCTCAAGCGTGACGCCGAGGAGTACAAGGCGAAGCTCGCGCAGGCCGATCAGGACCTGCGACGTGAGCGCGTCCGAAACGGATTCCTCAGCGACAACACGTACGACTGGCAAGACCCCGCTGTCGCGCTCGGGATGGTCGATATCAGCAAGCTTGAAATAGACGATCAAGGCCAGGTCGTGGGGCTCAAGGCCATCATTGAAGGCCTGGCCAAGCAGTACCCGTGGATGCTCAAGCCGAAGTCCGAAGGGGACGGCGGTCAGCAACAGACGGGTGTTCCGCCGATGAACCAGGGCAAGGCTGGTCAGGCCGGGAAGCCTGACAAGTCCGAGATGTCCAAGCGTTTGCCGGCATTGCGCTCCCGCCTGGGAGGCTAGGAGGAGAAGGGTGGTGAAGGGTGTCTAGGTACGACAAGTATGAGCCACGAGTGGGCGGATTCCGCGCTCCGCTTCTGGCTGCCATCACCAGCACAGACGTCGGCAAGATCCAGGCGGTGAGCATCAACACGTCTGGACAGGTCGTGATTGGCGGAGCCGCTGAGACTGCCATCATCGGGGTCATCATCGCGGTCCGGCCGATGTCGGCCGCAGAGCCGATCGACGTCATGACTGATGGCGAGATCGTGGAGGCGACCAAGACCGGCGGTACCGCATGGGCCGCTGGTGACATCGTCTACGCGCACGGAACAGCTGGCGGTGTCGGCGTCGTTGACGCGGTGGCAGCGACCAGCAAGATCATCGGCAAGATGGTCTCCACCACACGCATGATCGTCCGCTGCCCCATGGCAACCACGTAAGGGAGGGATGACAGATGGCTAAGGGTTACGCCACCAGTGCTGACATCCTCACCCGTACGCGGGATGGGCAGGATCTCAACGCGGTGTGGGACAGCTACCAGCAGGCGCTGCAGGACTTCAACAGCGCGCGCACTCCGCTCGCGGACCTCCTGTCCTTCGGTGTCACGAACGTCATCGAGGACATCGTCCAGCCGGGTACGGAGCGATTCGAGGAGGCCACAGAGTTCGGCATCCCGGTCTCGATCCGGCCGCAGCCTGTCGTTACCCAGCGGGCATTCCCGTTCAAGTGGTACGACATCCGCGCGTCCTACACCTTCCAGTTCCTCGCCGGAGGCCCCAACCAGCTTGGCGGCGCGTCGACGCAGCAGCTGGACGCGATCCTCCAGCAGGTGATGGAGGCCGACAACGCACTCCAGTTCGACCTCGTGATGAAGGCGCTGTTCAACAACGTCAACAGGACCGCGACCATCGGCACCACGCCGTACACGGTCACGGCGCTGTACAACGCGGACGGCTCCTACATCCCGCCCTACAAGGGCCTGACGTTCACGCCTGGCTCGCACACGCACTACATCAACACCGGTGCGGCAGCGATCGACAGCACGGACCTGACTGACGCGGCGTTCCTGGTGGAGGAGCACGGTTTCACCCGGCAGAACGGGTACACCGTCATCCTCCTCATGAACAAGGCGGAGTCGGACGTTGTCAAGACGTTCCGGCGCGGCGTGGCGAACAACAACGCGCAGACGGCCGTGTACGACTTCATCCCGGCTCAGGGGACTGGCTTCCAGCTGCCCGTCGGCTGGGAGGTCGCGGCGGGATCGCAGCCTGCGAACACGTTCGCCGGTCTGTCGGTGGTCGGCTCCTACGGGCCGTACCTGATCGTGGAGGACCCGCAGATCCCTGCCGGGTACTTCGTCGCGGCAGCGTCGCAGGGCCGGTCCAGCAACCTGAACATCGTCGGTCTCCGCGAGTCGGAGAATGCCGCGCTGCGGGGTCTCGTGCTCCGTCCCGGCAACAACTCCAACTACCCGCTCATTGACTCCTTCTTCATCCGGGGTCTGGGATCGGGTGTGGCCCAGCGCGGCGCGGCGGCAATCGTCCGCGTGTCCGCATCCGCCTACGCGGTTCCAGCCGCATTCGTCTGGTAACGGGGAGGAGGCGAAGATGGCACGGAACATTCCGATGGATGAGCCGCTCACGCGCGAGGATCGCAAGTACCTCAGCGACCGTGGTCGGGAGGACCTCATCGCACGACTGGATGAGGAGAATGGCGTGGACGAGGATGAGGCCGAGGAGGCCCCCGACTACACGCTGTGGGGCAAGGCCGATCTCTTGGCCGAGGTGGATAAGCGCAACCAGCAGGACCCGACGCTGCAGATGAGCGCGTCCGGGACCAAGGCCGAACTGGCCGCACGCCTGGAGGCACACGACGAGTCACTGGCCGACGCCGAGCCAGCCGACGAGTGACCGACCCCCGGACGCGCGACGTAGCCTGCCGTTGCGTCGCGCGTCCGGGACTCGCCTAGGGAGGAGGAGGCATGGCAACCGCTGACCAGATTGCCTTGCTGCGGCTGAAGATTGACCAGCCGCTCAACGCCGATCCCTACACGGACGCTGTCCTCGGCGCGGCGATCGACGCGGCCTCGGGTGATCTCGACCTCGTGGCGTACAACGTCTGGACCAACAAGGCCGCTAGCGCCTCCTCGCTCGTGGACATCTCCGAGGGCGGGTCCAGCCGCAAGATGGGCGATCTCCAGGAGCAGTTCCTAAGGATGGCAGCGCAGTTCGGCGGGCAGAGCCCTAGCTTGGCCTCTGGGCGGGGCACCCGCGTCTCCCGGCTCCGGAGGTAGGGCAATGACCCTTCTGGCCGGAGAATTGGAGCTACAGCGCCGTAACACACAGGCATTCATCGACTCAAACCCGACCACGCTCACGCTGATCCCGAGGAGCCGCATCAAGCGTGGCTCGGGCTTCCAGTGGGTCGAGGGCCCACCACGCGCTCCGCAGGTCCTCCGGGTGATCGACCAGAGCAGCACGCGCGGCCCAGTCCAGGGCTCCGTACACACTGCCGATGGGGTTGAGCGCAGGGTCGAGTACCAGCTGCTTGGCAGCTACCAGGCGGCCATCGGGCTGTACGACACCTGGGTTGACGCGAACGGGCTCCGCTGGGAGATCGCGGAGCTACTGCCAGACAACGGCTATGAGCGCCGGGCACAGGTGGTGCGCCGTGGCGAGTCGTAACGGAGCCAACCTCAACATCGAGATGGACATGACGCCGCTGCTGCACGGCGTCAAGGTCCTGGATGACCGGCTCGATGGGTTTGTGGCCACCACGTTCGATCGGCAGGCGACCATCGCACAGGGCTGGATGAAGGACAACGCGCCGTGGACTGACCGCACCGGTAACGCGCGGCAGGGTCTCTCGACGGTGACCGAGCACGAGGCGCGGAAGCGCCACACGCTCCATCTGTTCGGCCGGATGCCTTACAACATCTGGCTTGAGGTCCGGTTCGCCGGTCGGTACGCCGTGATCGTCCCGGCGCTGATCGACCAGGGACCGAAGCTCATGGGGACGCTCAACAGAATCTTCCGAAGGTTGGGTGGAGCATGACCACCAACCTTCGTGACCGGGTGTACGACGTGCTGACGTCCGACCCCACGCTGATCGCGCTCGGGCTCACCACGGATACGTTGTATCCGGCCGGGACCGACACCATCCAGGCAGAGACTTTCGCTGTGATGCGTTGGGGCGTAACCGAGGTAGGACCGGGCAACGACAGCGACGCTCGCGTGGAGAACATGAACTTGTGGGCCTACAACCGGGCTGGCAACTACACTCCCATCACAGGGATACTCCGGGCGGCGCGCAGCGTCCTGCTGGGACTGGCCGGGACTCCGATCAATCCGGGCTGGATCATTGGGCTGAACTGGAACGGCGACAGCACGGATCTGTTCGATGACGGCTACAAGGCGTGGACCCGCAACAGCGCGTACCGGATTGCGGCGACGGGAGGATGGTAATGACAGGCAAGGCACGCAACGGCGAGGCCAACGTGACGGCAGAGGGCGATCCCGAGGCCGCGCCGAAGACACGCAGAGAGATCGTGTGGAAGGGCCACCTGTACCCGTTCGATGAGCGGGAGTTCACAGCGATGGACTTCCGCCGTCTCATCGGCCCACCGCCCGAGGGCGAGGAGCCGCGTGAGGTCCCCATGTTCCTGCGTTGGAACAAGGGGAACAACTGGGTTCAGCCGCTCGACGCGCTGGGCTTCCTCACGGAGGAAGAGCAGGTTCGCTTCCTCACGAACGAACAAGACTTGGAGGTTGTCGAGGTTGAGGATTGAGCTTCGGTGCGACTCCAAGAAGCACGGAGAGCTACTGGCCGAGGATGAGGCTGAGCCCATCATCGAGATCAAGTGCTCCTCGCGCTTCTGCGGGGCCGGACCGGGGCGGGTGGTCCTCCACCGCTTCAACACCGAGGGAAAACTGTTGGATACACTGAGGTTCAGGGATCTAGAAGGGAGGGACAATGCCTCTGAACACGATTTCGCTGCCATTCGGTCTGCGCGATCTCAAGATCACCCCCTACACTGACGCGACTGCGACGGTGCTTGCGGGTGCCTCGGTCGACCTGCCGAACTCCCGCACGCTGACGTTCGCCGAGGCCGAGGAGTTTGAGGAGCTTCGGGGTGACGACAGCCTCGTGGCGACGCACGGCAGCGGCCCACAGGTCGAGTGGGAACTTGAGGGTGGCGGTGTCTCGTTTGAGGCCGTGGCCGCGATGTATGGCGGCACGGTCAGCACCACCGGCTCCACCCCCAACCAGGTGAAGACGCTCCGCAAGCTCGTGACGGACGTACGGCCCTACTTCAAGATTGAGGGCCAGTCCATCAGCGACTCCGGTGGCGACTTCCACATCGTCATCTACCGCGCCAAGGCGACCGACAACCTCACCGGTGAGCTCACCGATGGGTCATTCTTCCTGACCGGTGCCTCCGGCGTCGGCCTGAAGTCTCTTCTCCCGGCCGCACTGGACCGGGTGTGGGACTTCGTCCAGAACGAAACTGCTGCTGCTATCCCGTAAGGAGGCGACGACATGACAGACATGACGGCATTTGTCCAGAAGCCAGCTCTGGTTGGCGTCGCACCGACGTACACGCAGGTGACGGCAGCGGACTTCTTCACCGCGCAGCCCAACGCGCGGTACATGCTGCACTACAAGTGTGGCGCGACACCGACCGGGGCGGGTGCCTTCAAGGTCACCGACCCGAGCACTCAGGTCCCTGTTGGATCGACGGCCGTGGCAGGCTTCGCGGACGCACAGGTCCAGGGAGCAGGCATGACGGCCACGACGGAACTGATCGCGTGGATCGACAACTCCTCGCGGTTCCGTGACGCGAACGGCCGAGTCAACCTGACGGCCACGGGTACCCTCACGACCGTAACGGTGGGTATCTTCGGGCCGTTCTAAACCATTCTGACAAGGAGCACTAGGATGCCAGTCAGCAAGCCTCGCAAGGACAAGAAGAAGTACGGCATGGGCGGTCAGGGCAAGGTCTTTGATCTTGAACTTCCAAGCCTCGATGATGACGGCGACCCCAACGTCTGCCGGGCGCGCCGTCTCGGAGTCCAAGGACTCATCAAGCTCGGCATCCTCGACAGCATGGACACGCTGACCTCGCTGGTGGCTACCGGGATCACTGAGATCAGCGGGAAGATCACGGCCGCCGACGCGGCCAAGATGGCTGGGGTGGCCGACAAGATGGACGAGGCCATGGGCCTCATCGACTCCATCGTGATCGCAGCGGTTGTCGAGCCGAGGGTCTACCCGATCCCCAAGCCCACACAGGTCACCGACGCGGCGGGCAACACGATGTTGCTACCGGCTGAGCCGCGCGATCCGGAACTGCTGTACGCGGATGACGTGGACCTCGATGACAAGATGTTCATCATGGACTGGACGATCGGCGGGTCGGCGGATTACCGGGCGTTTCGTCAGTCAACCGAGGACTTTGTGGGCGATGTGGCAGATGGCCCAGGCGTACCGGACGCGACCGAGCCAGCTGCTGGCAGTTGAGCACGAGACAACGGCGTATTTCCTCGATCGAGCGGTGTTCCTCTTCGGACGGTCGCTGGACAATGAGCTAGAGACAGCAGGGAAAGGCAAGAGCCAGAAGCGGCAGGCGATGGCCCGAAGCATGGTCCTCCATAGGTGGCTTGACCGAGGAGGATTCAACACGCCGAAGGGGTAAGCCGTGGCCGATTACAACCTTGGAACGGCCCGAGGAAAGATTGAGGTCCAGTACGACGGCGCTGGTGTTGGCAAGGCGCAGAAGGGCCTGCAGACTTTCCAGAACAGCGCCCAGAAGATGGCATCTGGGTTCACCAAGGTTGCCGCTATCACCGGAGCCGGGGCGGGGCTCATCACGGCGGCGCTTGCCGTCTCGGTCAACAAGGCCATCGACTTTGAGAAGCAGATCTCTGCGATCGGCGCGGTGTCCGGCGCTAGCGCCAAGGAGATGGACCAGCTTCGCCAGAAGGCACTCCAGCTTGGTGCAGACACAGCATTCTCGGCCAGCGAGTCCGCGCAGGCCATGGAGGAGTTGGTCAAGGCTGGCCTGACCGTCGAGGAAGTGCTGAACGGCGCAGCCGACGCGACGGTCAACCTAGCCGCTGCAGGCGGGATCGACCTTCCGCAGGCCG